ATATAGTCTTTTAAGTAGTTGAAAATAATTCATTTTATTTAAACAGTATAAATGCCATTAAAACTGATTGTGCTATAAAACCTGTACCAATGGTAACAATATTTAACTGATCTTTCAAAAGAATGGCTCGTGCAAACAGTAATACTAAACCGGCCCAAATAAACAAAATCACATCTACACTAGGTAATTTATCTGTCAGACCAGCCATTAGAGCCAATATACTAGGAACAGTGGCACAATGTAACACAATTGCGGCTAACCACCCTAAGGTATTAGCTGTCAATTTTTTAAGATGATCAATAAAGAATTTTTTAATCAATACCAAAAATCGCAGGAATTTAATATTTGAGATTTGCATCGTTAACCTTTATAAAAAATGTGTCGACCAATTTTGATAATTTTTTCTTTCCTCCAGCCGGGATTAACATAGTCAGCATGATAGTATATCGCTGAAGTTAGTCCAGGCAGTCTGAAATTTTCCAGTAAAACTTTTTTGGCTACCTCTTCACTTTCTGCATACAACTTGGGATGTATGGGTTTAAACTTGTGTGTACTTTCGCAAGCCCAACTAAATTGGCATACGACCTTTTCATAAAATACATTTTTCTGAAAAACCACACCACACACTCCATTACCAAAATTTCCAGCTGCCACTCTATTCATAGTAACCTGAGCTACAGCAACTTTTCCTTCGAATGGTTCTGAGGCAGCCTCCCAGTAAATATTTCTGGTCAAGCAGTCTAATTGCTTAGTTCTTTCAGCCGCAGTTATTTGTACAGAATCACCTGTAAATAGATTGCTACGTAAATATTCTAATTTTTGTTTAGTTATAGATGTAATAAAAAATATAACCAAACATAAACCTAACATCAATAAGGCAAACTGTAATACCTTTATCATGCTGTCATAGTAGCGATTTGATATAGCAGACGCCATATTACTTTCTCCTTTTTTAGACAGTGCAGTTTTATATACCAACACTAAACTGACATAAACTGCTAACTTAACTAGTTAACAACTGTTATTATAGCAGTTTTTTGATATAAAACAAGTAATTTGGTTTATACTGCACCGGTTATTCGAACACCGATGCTGCTAAGAATGTCATTATTCTTATTTTGATTTAACAAAGATTTAACAATGTCGCCGGCTTGATTTGGCTGACACATACCAAACAACAAATAGTCGGTGCCTATACTTTGACTGTCTGCTGCATAACTTGGTAAACTATTTACAAAGCCGTAGATCAATGAATTGTCATTGAACGATCCCGCTGTAATATTGGCTTTATTATAGTTGACAACTTCGTAGTAAGTGAACTGGCAAAGCTCTAACCAATTTTTATTTATTTTATCTACTATGGCGCTGGTCTGTGGATCGGTGGCCGCTGCATTTAATACATTATAATAATTTCTTACAGCAGTGTCATACTCAGTTTGAGTTGCGACAGAAAAACCGGTGCCATCAATGTTTGATTGTAGTCCTGAGTAAGTTTTACTGACAGCAGTCAATGCAGTCCTAATTTGATTTCCATAACTGGTTTTACTTAGTTGATCTATTGCTTGATTAACCGCAGTAATTTGGCTTATTAAGTATCCCGATGCCATTCCTATTACATTTAAGATTGATATCGGTCCGCTGTTTGGGCCAGTAGGCAAGAATTCTCGTAACCCATCTATTATTGCAGCAGGTAATAAACTAGTAGGAGTAGACAACGATTCCACACTGGCAGGAACCTGCGCCAAAACTTGATCTATTACAGTTAATAATTCTTGTCCATTTGCCACTGTTAAACCTGGAGCTCTTTGATATAAGTCTAGTCCAAATGCTTGAAAATTTGAAAATACACTATCATTTTTTCCGCCACTAGCTCTTTCAATGCTAGTATAATCTAAGGGGCTACTAAGGTTAGGAATAGTACTTCCCAGTACAGTCTGAATTATCACTAAGTCTCCTGCACCAGTAATAGATTCTAGTGCCAAAGTTATATCTTGAGTATATAAATCATCGTAAATGTTTGAAAAATTTACATCGGCTGCTATTAATTTTGTCGATAAATCACCAATGGCCCCAAGCCCTTTGTCTAGTAAATGTTTTGCTACGGAATTTGCAGTGCCGAAATAACCATTTTTAATTTCTGTTATCATGGTGCCCATATTACCTATAGCAGCTCTTAAAGAGTTTCCTACACCGTAGTTACTAAATCCTTGTGTTAAAAATTCTTGATAATTCTTCGCACCGTAATATCCTAAATTATTCTCTTGTGAATTTTTTAATGCAGCCAAATATTCATTGCTGGTAGTAACCCACCCTAAAATTTGATTGAAGCTATTGATAAATGCATAATTATCGAAAAAGTTACTGCCGGACAATCTAGTAAGTTGCAAGTCGACATAGTATAACGCATTGCCTTGCAATTCTGGAATTGAAGAAGGCATAACTGCCGTTATTGCTGGAATAGCAGAATCTGCTCCAAAAGTGGCGCTGGTCGGATTTTTCCAATATTCTCTGAGATACCCTGTCAGGTATGGAATTTGAACAGTTAATTCTTCAGGATCTGCACCTCGAAAAACTATGCCTAAGGATTTAAATTTAGGAGCTCCACGATTTAGTTGCATGGCAACTAAATTTCCCTGAGCACTCAATGTTCCTTGATACAGCCCAGTGACTGAAGGTACATTATTATACTGAGGCATTTCTATGTTATATGCGTAGTTGTTGTCGGTGCTGCCTGCTTGGCCAGCTGATATAGTTGGGCCCGGACTTGTTGTGTTACCTGTATCTAAAGACATTATCCTATCCCCGATGTGCTAGCAGAAATATTTGCACCATATGTAGCATTTACATTTGTTACTATATCTGGTTGACGATCAACTCCGTTATTGGGAGAAGGATCTTGGCTGGTCAACCCGCCTGTTCCCCATGGACCGCCAGCACCATTTGCGGCGCTGCCGCCCCTGACTAAAATTCCATCAAAACTCCAACTGTCTGGAAGTAAATCTTGTTTGGTTCCTGCATAAACATATTCATACCTGTCAGTTTCATTTGGTCCGCAATCTGCTGCTCGTCTTTGTACATAAACGTCATCGCCTTTTAGTACTACTGCAATTCCAGGTACAGATATCATTTCAGGAGTTATTAGTCCACTACTAGCAAAGGTAGTCATCTGTCTTAAGAATTCCTGATTTATAAAAAAAGGAATTTGCTGCCCTTGATCCATGTAGTATGCAGCAGCTAATTGCAATGGGCTTAGATTAGCTATTGCAATTTGCGGACTATTATTTAAATATTGTCTAGGGATGGCCATTTTTATTAATTAATTATACAGTAATTATCGGCGATTCAGTTCTTACTGTTAAATTATCTGTTCCTGTCTGAGAAGGTGAAGTAGCAGTGGCGTCAATTTGAGTACGACTAGAATTAGGGGGCGGGGACGAAGTTCTGACAGAGTTATTGACTACACCAGAACTCCATGCAGAAGTAACCACAGAACTGGCAGCAGATCTAGCTGCACCCACTGCGATATCTCCTATTATTCCTCCACCTAAAGCAGTTTTTATTGTATCACTAACAGTGCCCACCGATTCAGCAATAGAAGTCAGGGGTTCAGTGAAAGCACTGAAGCTGTCAGCTAGCTGACTGAATGAATCAGTAAAACTAGAAATTGCTGAGGTGGCTGCGGTTTCAGCGGTACCCAGTGCTTGATTGATTGCTGTTTGTTCTGCTGTACTAGCTAGTCCGCCGCCAACTGCATCTGCGCCCCCATCTGCAGGCGAAAAACCGCCTTGAAGACCTGCACCTAAAATTGCACCAGCAATGCCCAATCCGCCACCGACAATAAAAACATCGCTGCTGGCAGTTGTAGGCTTGTGCCCACATATCCCCAATCCGCCTTTGGTTATCGGAGTTTGTCCTTCTATAGTAACACCTGCTGGAACATCAAACACAAATCCAAAGCAATGAACAAACGTTTTGGGAGTACAACCGTAGTGGGGAGTATATATGGCGCCAAATAACGCTACTGGTCTACCATTTACTGTCACTGATGAGCTTGCTGGCGCAGTAATAATACCACCATATCCAAACATGTCACCTTGTCTCACTACCGACATAAAAGTCCTTAAACTACAATGGGACCTTTACTTACTGTTTGAATTCCAGTTGTGGTTTGTAGGTAATGGTCCTCGAGTTGCTTAATTACCGGAGAGTGCATCATTACGTGCTCCTTTTTAAGCTCTACATCCTTATTTATATCACCAGAAAACAGGCTTTGCATCAGACCCAGGCCTTGTGGACTGGGGATAACTGTACATGGTCTGCTCACAGTCCAGCCCATCAGATGTGCGTCTACTACTTTAGCAACTACTTCGTCGCCATTGACTAGTTTAAAACAAGCGATATCGCCACTGTTATAACTTTTATTCTGTAACACTTAATTTTTCCTTTAATTGATCTTCAGTTAATTTTGATAGGCCTTGATAGCCACCTTGTACAAATAATTTTCCATCTAAATAAATTTGAGGCACTGTACGATGGCCTTCATTTAATACAAATTCTTTTGCAGTTGAATCTTCGTCGATTTTTACTTCGGTAAATGGAATGTTTTTTAATGTTAGTAAATTTTTTGCTTGAACACAAAAAGGGCAGTTATTTTTAGAATAGACGGTGAGCATTATAATGTAAATCCTTTGAAAGTAGATTGATCGACGTCTTGCTTAGTTCCGCCAATTACATAGCTACTTATCTCTGTTTCTTGTGGGGCCACTTGAACTTCGGCTCCAGCAATCCATTTAGCAGTCCAGGGTAAAGGATTACTACCAGGTTTGATTCCGCAGTCTAAACCTACCGCAGTCATACGCTTACAAGTCAACCAATCTACATATTGGCATAACAATTGTGTATTAAGGCCAATCATCGATCCGTCTTTAAAAAGGTACTCTGCCCAAGTTTTTTCTTGTTCAGCTGCACTTAGAAACATTCTTTCACATTCTTCTTTAGTCTCTGCTTTAAGTTTAGCATAGTCTGGATCATCTTGTGGCAGCAACTTAATTAGTGTCTGCGTACTTCCAAGGTGAATATTTTCATCTCGCGCAATTAATTTAATAGTTTTTGCATTACCTTCCATTTTCTTTAATTCAGCAAATGCCCAAGAGCAAGCAAAACTAACATAAAAGCGAATCCCTTCAAGAGCATTTACACTGTTCAAGCACAACCATAGTTTTCTTTTTAAATCGTACAAGTCAACAATAATTTCTTTTCCGTTTACATTGTGTTTGCCTGTCCCCAGTGTTTGGTACCAAAGACTGGCCTGAATTAAATCATCGTAATATCGACTGATATCTTTAGCACAGTTAACTATAGGCTCAATGGTTAATATTTCATCAAATACTTCACTGGGGTTGCTGAACACATTTCTAATTATGTGAGTATAACTGCGACTATGTATAGTTTCGTTAAATGCCCATGTTTCAATCCAAGTCTCAAGTTCAGGAATGGTGGCCAATGGCAGCAAAGCCAAATTTGGGCTACGACCTTGAACGCTGTCTAATAAAATTTGACGTTTTAAATTACTAGTAAAAATGTGCTGTTCAAATTCAGTTAGTTCTTTAAAATCTTTGGCATCTCGTAACAAATCAACTTCCTCAGGTCTCCAAAAGAAACCTAGTTGCTTGTCTGTTAATTTTTCAAACTGTCTGTATTTTAATGTCTCGTAACGTTGAATATTTACGGAACCGTTGGGGTCCAAGAACGCCAATGCTTTGGTGTGATCACCTTTATTATTAATATTAAAAACGCTCATTTTTTTCCTTAATTTATATTACGCAACTGTCGCAATCTTCCTGATCGACAGGTATAGTAAGTTCTTCTTTTTTAACTGCTAATTTATCAACGTCGATTTCGCCTTGCCCATCCATAGTGTTGAAATAGTATAGTTGCTTAGTGCCATACTTATAACACATAAGTAAATGACCAATCATTTCACTCATTGGAATTTTTTCATCTTCGTAGTGATGCGGATTATAACTGGTGTTGACACTAATACCTTGATCAATATATTTTTGAAGTACTGCACAAATTTTCAGGTAACCTTCGGGAGATTTTTGATCCCAAAGTAGTTCGTATTTGTTTTTTAATTTACGATACTCAGGAACAACTTGCTTCAACACACCATGTTTGCTTTGTTTAACACTGACATAACTACGCGGAGGCTCGATACCATTTGTGCTGTTACTGATCTGTGCAGAAGTTTCCGCTGGCATCAATGCCATCAATGTAGCATTTCTTTGTCCATAACGTAC